AAAGTAGCTGTCTTTATCGTTGTGATACTGCATGTTGGAAGAAACATCAGCACCGATAGCGTGACCAACTGAGTCAGCGTGCCAAGCAAAGCACTTGCGGTTAGAGCCGTCATCGGTCAGACCGGAGAACGGGAACCACATGAAGCCAAGCCAGTTTTTAGCAGTCATTGCATTCTTGAACGGAAGCTCTTCTTGCCCGACATATTCCTGCCGAGAAAACTCATCCAGATCAAGAAGCTGTGACCACTGCTCCCAGCCTACAACAACATAACGCCGACCATCATCAGGGATGTCATTGTTACCGAACGATTCCATAAGGCCAAATGCCCAAGCAAGGGTCGCACCGTTGGTGGTTTCGTTTGCAGTGTTGGAAGTCGTATCCATCGCGGCAAGAATCAGATCGTCAGTCTTGCGGCCCAGTGCATATGCGCCGGACTGCTGAGCAACCATCATCTCATCGTGATTGACACGCAGTTGATCGAGGTCGTCAATCCATTCACCAGCGAAGTAATCTTCGAGGGTAACGGATACATTGGTGTGTTCAAGATTCATCGGGGCGATTGCGCCATGACGAGCCTTGGTAGTAGCAAAGCCTTTGCCGAGGACTTGGAATGTCGTCTTGTTCTTAACGCCATTCGCAGTACGGATCGTGTTCCGCAGTTTAGAACCCTGACGCTGATACGCCATATGAACGCCGGATTCAAACTCCTCAATAAAGGAAGTGCTAATGGTAGGTGTAGCCATTTTAGCCTCCTATTTAAGGTTTACGTCTGTTTGCATCTCGGTTGTCCTTGAGAAGATATTCCAGTTATCCTTTCGGGCTGGCGTCAGCATCCTGAGGGCCTATGCAAACATAACATCTCACAGTCTCTGTAAGCTGTTAATTCACATTACTTTGCTCGTGCATATTGGGCAAACCCAGCACGAACCTTCGAGATAAACGCAGGGTCTTTCTCTTTCCAATAGCGTGGATCATTCTGCATCGAACGAAGATCATCAATGCTGACACGCTCTTGAAACTCTGACTCAGTAACCATATTGAACTGAGGTTGCCCATTAAGCTCCATCAGCTCTTCAAATAACTGAACCATATTGGCTGACGCTGGTATATTGGCAAAAGCCTGATACGCATCATCAGACAAATTACCATGTGCCCAGGAATCTACACGCTCAAGTCTGCGCTCTGCATGTTCACCAAGAGTCTCGGCTTCAACATTCCAATCAGGTCCACGCATTGCGTCAATATTTACATATTCAGCAAGCAACCCATTAAACTCTTCCTGAGACAGACCATAACCATGAGCCGTGTGCTTAAACCAGTCAAGCATCGGGTCATCATCGCTAATGCTGTATTCAAGGCCATCAGGTGCTTCAATATTCACTTCATAATCAGCAGGGCTTATAGGAGATTCACTTACAGCCTCACTGTTAAGTTCCTCAATAATCTGATTACGGAAGTCCTCTTTGCGAGTGTAGAAAGCTCTTTCAAGTTCGCGGTAGCTATTCGCAAGTTCCTCTGGCCTTTCAAATTTCTCTGGAAGCCAATCAGGTCTTTCTGCTACTGCCTCTTGAGGTTGCTCCTGCACATCATTGGCCTGAACCTCTTGGGTCTCCGACTCTTGCATTTCTACTACATCGTTCATTAACAATCCCACTTCCTTAGTGCTTTGTTGATACGGCTGTTAGGGTCATTAGCCGTCTTGCTACTTGTAAGCTTCTTTTTCATACCCATCATCCGCTTACAAAATGATCTGCGTCTAGCGGCGGCTTTAGGGCTACGCTTGGCTTCCTTTGCCGATACTGGACGCTTGATATTCTTGCCTTGCCTACGAAGAGACTGACGGCCTTTCTCATTAAGGCCGCCTTCAGGATCTTGTCCTTCTTTTCTTTGCCATGCCGGAGTACTAGCCATTATGTCCTCGCATAAGTAGGTTTGCTCCCCCTAGAGGGATTTGTTGCACGTTTACGTTTCGTAGCCGCTTGCTTTTCACTTTTGCTCATGCTTGAAGCTTTAGAGGAAGGGACGCACTTAGGATAACCCTTGCGTCCGTCCCCCATCCTTCTCCCACAAGGAGGGTGCTTTCCATCCTTTGTAGTAGATATGTCAACCCACTTTTCATTAAACCACTTAGTAAGGCTCATGAATACTTACCGCCCATACGTTTATACTGCTGGACAAGTTGACCAGAAGCATAAGCAGAAGGCCATTTTTTGACTCTTGCCTTAACAATAGCCCTTGCTCTAGCATATAGTTTTGGATTTGTAGGTTTAGCCACGACCTTTTTGCCCCATCTTCTGAAAACGCTTTTTACCGTATTTCTTCCGGCCTATATAAGCCGCAAGAGCTTTAGGGTCGTCAACGCCCTTTGCGGCAAGCTGACGCACCAGCTTCTCAAACCTCTTGCCAGTTCCGAGTTTAGGTTTAGTCATCTTGCTTTCTCCCAAGTTCAGTTCGCTTCTTTATGATAGCGACCAGCCACCTAGCTCCTTCCGCATGAGCTAAAGTTTCGATGCCCACCCCCGCAGGATGTATGCTATTCGTTGTGATCGACTCCAAATACGATAGGTAATCTCTTCCAATACCAGAGCCGAAGAGAGCGTAGGCTTTGCTATTAAGGTCTTTCTCAGTTTCTTTAGTGTAGATACGACCATCGACTGAAACACTTGCCTTCTCCTTCATTACATTTGACCTCCTTGCTGTGCCGCAAGAATCTGTTGCATCATTTGCACATTATTCTGTACTTGGCTTTGGTCAGCAAGAAGCTCCTCTTTAATCCCAAATTTCTCGGCAAGATACTGAACAACCCTTTCCTGATTGTAAAGCATGGGTGTCATTTCAGGCCCAAATGTAGACGCAACAGTCTGTTGGAATCTCACAAAGTCAGCAACATCCTGCTGATCTTGAGCTCTGAGAAGCGGCGAAACAGGAACAATCCTGATTTCCCTTCCATCAACTTTAGGAATGTCAATAAGACCCTGCTTCTGGTAAATATAGACAATGCGCTCGACAAGAGGCTGTAGAAACTCTTTCTGCATACGACCAGCTACAGCACCCATGTCTCTCGCCACGTCAGCAAGCCTTTCAGATACTTCCGTAGCAGAGAGGGGTGTCCTAGCATTGGGCCTCGTATCAAGCTCGTCAATAAACAGTGCCTTACGAACATTACGCCGCATGTCATCAAGAACAAGCTGGGCAACATCAAAACGCCCAGATGCGGCAAGGTTGTCTACAGAAGAGCCCGGGCTTCTGGGCATAAACATCCCAGGCTGGATGGTGACGTTATCAGGATTGAAAACACCATCATCATCGTAAACATACATGCCGGAGATAGCCATCTCAGCATTCTCAAGAATTAACTGAACTGTCAAGTTAAGTGTCTTGATTGCTGGCATAGCTTGAAGAACAGGGCCACGACCCCAAACCTCAAACCCGGACTTAGACCAGCGTGTTGTAATCCAAGGAATAGAACCACGCCCCTTAAGACGCTCTTTAATCAGAACCTCTTTGTCTGTCTCAGAGATAAGGTAATAGGTGTATTCATCCTTGAACTTGTCTGTTTCATCATAAATGGTAGCCTCAATAATCTTCGTTCTGCGACTAGGATTGCGCTTGTGCTCTTGAAGCATCTTTTCGGTAAACTTAGCTTTAGGATAACGATGCTTTACGTCATTAAGCTCAATATTGTAATTCCACCTAAACCATGCTGTTACACCATCCATATGCCCCGGAAGTAGAGCGATATTAGTAGGCGGGACAGAAGTGAAGTGAAGATCCCCGACAAAACGCCCCTCTTCGCAGAGAAGATTCATTGTTCCAAGACCAAGATCCTGCAAGCCTTCGTGCATCTCTGCATTAAAGTTGGAGCTACGCAGGCCCTCGTGGATAAGGTCCGTAATATTATCAAGATACTCCATCAAAGACCTGTTAATCTCTGACTTCGGGAACTCAGGCCCCGGCATAAGCTTGAACGCCCTTCCATTAGGGGGGAAGAAGCCAAGCTGTAATCTGGATGCAAATTTAGGAAGGCCTACAACAGCAGTCTCATCATATATGTTTTCAGTGCGTCTTGCGGCAGGAGATTCTTGGAAGAAGCTTTCGCGGTGTGGAAGCACATAGTCGTATATCTCTTCCCAGATGTCAGTCCAAGACTGCCAACGGCCTTTAGCCTTATTAAATCGGCTCATTACACGGCGGAACTCATCATTATCTGATGCCCCGATAAGATCTGACTCTGAGTTATACTGGTGCATTAACCGATCTCCGGCAGTTTTGTTTTTTGCCCCATCATTTTAGGAGTCCTGAAACCAACAAACCCCTCCATTTCTGGCGACTGTAAAGACTTCTGACCAGCAAGATTAGCTCTCCTTACACGGTCTCTTTCTTTCTGTAAACGCTCTTGCTCGGCCTTTTCCTTGGCTAAACGAGCCTCTTCTGCTTGACGCTGACGCTCTAGCTCTGGATCTGGGCCGGGAGAGCTTGATTTAAACATACCCATA